ATGTTTGGACAATCTTATTCTAAGAAGAAACCTACATTGCTTGCACAGCAAGGTAGCAATGTTAAAGTAAAAATTACTAAGAAGAAGAATGGCAAGAAAGCATTTAGAAAATAAACATATAAGAAAGCCACCTAAAAAACGAAGAGGCAGACATACTAAGCGTGTGAACAAAAGTAAAACTTATAAAGAATATGCTGGTCAGGGGAGAGTATAGTTTATGTTAAATGTCAAATGTATTTTTTGGTTAAGAAAAGGATTTTGTGCTTTACTAAAACAGTGTAAATGCTTTAAGATAAATGAGGATGACTACAACCCTTTTAGAGAGAAATTATAATGGTTAAAAAAATGTATCAAAATCCAAGCGGTGGTTTAAATGAAGCTGGTAGAAAATATTTTAATAGAAAAGAAGGATCTAATTTAAAAGCTCCTGTTAAATCTGGAACTAATCCAAGACGAGTATCTTTTGCTGCACGCTTTGGTGGGATGAAAGGATCTTTACTAAGCAAGAGTGGTGAGCCTACTAGATTAAAGCTAGCACTTAAAGCCTGGGGTTTTGGATCTAAAGAAGCTGCTAGAAACTTTGCTGCAAGACATAAGAAAAGTTAATGGGTAAGAGAAAAGAAATATTAAAGAGCTGTGGTAACTGCCATATCTGTGGCAAAGAACACATGAGTAATGAAGGTGGTTGGGTTATAAACGCAGAGAAATTAAACTTCTGTCACTCATTAGATCATAGTTGCTATGAGATTTACTTTAATAATGTAAGAACAGCAGAGAAACAAAAGGTTGTCATTAATGATAATAATGATAAGCGTATGAACATGTACATTGAGTACTTAAAGAAACAAAAATGTAAGCACAAATATGCCACTGAATAAAAAAGGTAAAAAGATTTTAGCTGCCATGCAAAAGGAATATGGTAAAGAAAAAGGTAAAACTGTTTTCTACGCATCAGAAAATAAAGGTACGATCAAAGGTGTAAAGAAAAAAGGCAAATCATTAATGTCAATGTAATATGGAAGACGAAAGAAAAGAATCTAAATACCACGAAACTAAAGAAGGCAAGATGGCTCGCAAAGGTTTATACTATAATATAAATCAAAGAAAGAAAGCTGGTACATCTAGATCTAAATCTGAATCTACTATATCTAAAAAGTCTTATAAGAGTTTATTAGCAGGATTTAAGAAGTAATTATTTAACATTATCCATAACATACTGGTATCTATTCCAGATAATATGATCTGGTTTCCAGAAATGTTTCTTATTCATTTTCATTCTAACATGATGGATCATAGTCGTATGATCTCTGTTACCAAGTAGCACACCAATCTTTGTAAATGGCATATCATATTTATCTCTAAGAACATTAATCAATATTGATCGTGCAATTACAGCTGGTTGTATTCTAGTCTTAGTAAGTATCTCATTAACATCTATGCTAAGTTGATTGGCAATAATAGTTAAAGCATGCTTAACATTCATAGGCACAACCACATCATTAATAGTTACATACTTAATAACTTCTTTAATAACTGTATTCTGTTTAACAATAGTATTTGTTTTAAAATATTCTCTTGCTAATTTATATCCAGTTTTAAAACCTACACGATATAGTTTACGTTCTCTATCTGATAAGTTTACATAAGCATTGGCACTGTATCTTAATCTAATTTGTTCTTTAAGCTGTTTTGATTTCATCATATTTATCTTCTTTCTGTCTTATACTTACTGAGTTAACTCTTATTGCTCCAACCTTAACCTTAATAAACAAACCTCGTTTATCAGGATCAATAGCATGTTCGGCTGTGTCAAATTCTTCTACATAAGTAAAATAACATTCACACTTTTTTAATCTAACAACCTTCATTGTTTTTTCTTTTGCCTAACTTGCTTTGTCATCTTGCAATAGATTGCTAGATCATCATAGCTATCTGCTTTGTATTTCTTTGTGCATCTATAAAGTTTAAGTGCCATCATTATATGACCAACATCTTCTGGTTCTAATGCAACTTTAATTTTATTAAATAGAACTATAGAGAATAGCTCTGCAAGTAATGCAAAGTTCTCTTGGTAATCTCCATACTCTTGATTACGTTCTTCTATAATTCTTTTCTGTATCTTCTCTTCAATATCAATGAAGTCTGACTTGCTTACCATGTGTATATCCTTTTCTGTTTTTTACTCTACCCCTAGGGAAACAACGTGAAAGGGTAGGCATGACTGCCTGATGAAAAACCCTAGGGATAGAATTAATAGTTACTTACGTAGCTATTAGTATTGTCTATTACCGAAAGACTTATTGCTTGTAAATGGTTTCTTTTGAAATCCACCAGCTTTAAATCCTCCTTGTTTATTTTCTCCTGCTGCCGCTTGTGCTTCTTTTTTTGTTATGATCACAGTGTAACCACCTGTTGGGTTACCTTCTATGTCAGTTCCGTCATATGCACAGTAGTCGTACCACTCATTATTAATATTCACGTTCATTTTCCAATTTTTTCCTTCTGGAGCTTTTGGAGAATTAGGTGCTACTAATACTGGTTGATTGTCGCCTGCTTTTTTATTTAAGTTAGGAACAAGATTTAAATATATCTTATTCTTTGGTTGCTCGTTCATTATACCTCATTTTGAGTTGTGATCTCATCACGCTTACTATTAAATTTATTTAAAATAGAATCGTAAGTGGATTGATCTTTTATTTTTATCTGATCAATTAGTTCTCTGTTGGCACGCCAAAGAAAATCAAGTTTTCCCATGTGCGGTGCGTAGTGAACTTTTTTAATCAGTTCATTAATTGTACTTTCATCATATCTAATATTGGCTGATGATGTACCTTTAGTAATCATAGGCTGTACTGGGATCTCTAGATCCTCATACTCTTCCTTTGAAGTTATATCTTCAAGAAGAATACCCATGAAACTTAAAGCTCGTGTAGTAGCAAATGTTTCAGCTATCTCAAGATAACCTGGTTTATCTCTAAACTGTTTAGAGTAACCTGTTGCTATAATTCTTTCAGGATCGTAACCCATGATTAAAGATTTAACTATGACATATCTGTCAGAGTGTTCTACAATCATAGTATTAATCCCATACTCAGTACCAAATACTTCTCTAAAGTATTTAATCTTTGACCAAGCTGATACTGTTTTCTTACCATGCTGATTAACGTATGCACCATTGGCTGCACATAAATCATTAACTTGTTTTATTTTTTCTTTCATTGTTTCCTTTAGTTGTTTTTTCTATTGAGCAAGAGTGAGCAAAGACTTCTTTAGATTTATAAAAGATACCTTGCTTATTCTTACCACTTGTTTTTCCTTTGTAAGTTACACTGTCAAATAACTTATCGCAAGTTCTAGCGTCATAAGATTTAACATCATAGCCTAGATTATGAACTGTGCCATTCATCATTATTAACACTAGAATTACTTTCATTAATAATTATTAATCACTGTTAGTATTAATATAACAATGACAATAATTAAAAATATTTTAATAAACATATTTTTATATTCCTTATCTTCCTTCTCTTTTAATTTACGCATAATAATATCATGACGAAACTGTTGTTTTATTTTGTCGTGTTGTTTGTGATAATAATTTATATCCATATTCCTACACATAGTTGTACCATTATATATTGTCCCAAAGGCTAGCAGCCTTACGCACATACTCATCTTGAATATCTTTCCACATAAACCCTGAGAAGTCTGGCGGTGGAACTAACTTAGCCATCTCAAATGGATTACCTTTACAAAGATAAACAAGATTCTGTCTGATCTTAGCTTTAATTAAATCTTGCTGTACTAAGAAATCCATATACTCAGGAGTTAATAATTCACAAGTATCAGGAGTAAATACATTGTAGCTATCCTGATTAACATAAAGCAAGTGAGGAGTTTTACCAGTAGCCTTCCAGTAGAAAGCACATTGCTTAACATGATTAACATCAGGTGCTTTAGGAAGATAACCTTTGATCCAAGAGTAACCAGCTTTAGTATCTGATTTTCTTTTTGATCTATGTTTAGTTTTTAACTCTATAAATTTATTTTTATTATCTTCGTAATCTATTCTACCAATCTTAGGCAAAACTAATTCTTTAAATTTATGAGTGCAATATCTTTCACTGGCAGACTCATTATCCAATCCAATATCTTGAACAGCTTTAACAGTTATCTTAATCATATCTGTTAAATAGTTTTTAGTATCTTCGTGTTGTTCTTTATCAGCTTGATTGTGTGCCTGGTATTTATCATACTCAACCAATTCTTCTTTGATGATAGTATCTAAATCTTTTTTCTCATTAAGAATTTTCTTCTCAGCATCGTACATATATTTAGATAAGAATCTTTGTGATGCTCTACCAATGGATACACCAGCAGTCATACGATAAGAGATGTTCATCAATCTTCTATCTTCTTGATTGAAGTGGCAATATCTAATCAACCAATCTGAATCACTCATGTTCTCTTGTGATGGAGAGCTGTGATCTAAACCTAGTTTAGAATAATATTGTAATGCAATATCCTCATCTATATTTTTAAGAGATGGAATAGTAGTAGTCTTTGTTAAATCAATAACCATTTTACGCCTTTCATTTTTTTTAACCTATATTATTTATAATAACCTTTATGTCAATTAAAATTATTGACACTAAACCATATTGGTTTATAAGGGTTTAAAACAGAAAGGTAAATATGAATAAATATAAACTACAATTAACTAAACTATTAAAAAAGTATCATAGAATGTTTGATTGCTTTGGTAATAAAATAAAAAGGAAAGGAAAATGAAACACAAACTAACACAATGTCAGGAAGATAAAAAACTTCCTAATAAAGACTTTGCTAAATTCTTAGGATTAAAAGGAACTAATCCAACAGTAACTTTGTTGCGTTGGAAGAACTGCCAAAGAATACCGCATCCACGTTTTATGAAACAAATAACAAAGCTAACTGGTGTAACTCCTAACGATTTTTATGAGGCATGGTATGAAATCAATAAACTTTGATAAAGTTATTATAAGTTGGCTAGACATAAACAGTTGCGACAACGCATGGAATACTGAGGAAGATTTAAAAGATCTAGTTCCTGCTATGTGTACTACAATAGGTTATCTTTATGAAGAGAATAAGGATTGGGTAAAAACTTTTGCAACATATAGTTTTAATTCAGACAGCTTAGATGTAGGCGACTGTGTTGTTATTCCTCGTGGCGTGATTTTATCTATTAAAAAATTGGAGAACTAAATGATTGATAAAGAACTGCATGTTGAGGATGTAATAGAAATGTATAACGAAAAGATTTTAATCTTACAAAAAGAAATAGATCGGCTTAACGAAGAGGTACAAGCTCTTAATCTACAATTACAGAAATTAAATAATGTCATT